GTCGTATCGCTGATCTTCAGAGAGCGTTCTCCAAGAAGCAGAAAGGTTCAAAGAGACGCGAGGCGCTGCGCTTGCGCATCGCTCGCGAACATGAAAAAGTTGCTAACCGAAGGAAGGATTTCCTTGACAAGCTGTCCACGAGACTGCTCCGCGAGAACCAAACGGTGGCGGTCGAGGACCTGGACGTGCGCGAGGTCGCCGAGGGCGACCACGCGAAGTCCGAGCATGACACAGCCTGGAGGATGTTCCTGAACAAACTACAGTACAAGGCTGAATGGTACGGCAGAACCATCGTCCGCGTCGGACGATGGTTCCCCTCGTCTCAGCTATGTCACTGCTGTGGATTCAAGAATACGTTGACAAAGGACTTGAAAATAAGGTCGTGGACGTGTCCGCAGTGCGGCACGTCTCACGACCGTGACGTCAATGCCGCTATCAACATCCTTACCGAAGGGAAAATATTAATCGCCGCAGGGACTGCGGTTAAAGGCGCGGGAAACATAGATACGCAACGCGAAGCGCAACGCCTTTAGGCGGTGCGTAGTTCACCGGAAAATATTTTTTGGACATATAATAAACTATTGGACAAAAACACGACTCATGAGGTGTTTCTATGTCATTCAATGTATTCGAAGATGATGCTATTATGGCCGAATTCGATAGGATTTCTGCAGAACCTATCGATAACGAACCGTATAGCCTCGTTAAAAACCCGGTTCCCGTTGTAGAATCCATCCTGGACTTCAACGGTCACAAGATCGACACTGGCAGCTGGTGCACTGGCGACGGTGTCTGCGAGGACAAGCAGAAGGTCGGCAAGGCCAAGACTGCTCCCAATCCGAAGCTCACGAAGGCTGCTCCCGAAAAGTCCGGCGAGAAGAAGGACGACGGCAAGGTGGTCGAGAATGTCGATGCCAAGGAAAAGAAGGACGACGGCAAGACGACCGAAGTCAAGACCAATACCGAAGTCAAGGCCGAGAAGGCTCCTGAAGCCGGTAATGGTGGCAAGTTCGATTCTGCCGCCAAGTCTGCAGCTTCCAGCAACCAGAGCGGTGCCGACAAGAACAAGAAGTTCGAGGAAAACGCCAAGCTCCAGAAGCACATCGACCTTTTTAAGAAGGGCGTCAGGGCTCTAGCGACGGACTCCAAGTCTGCTGCTGACGCCGAAAAGGTTCTCAAGAAGTTCGATAAGATTTCTTCTTATCTGAAACCGAAGAACTAATTCATACGCTGAGATATTTAAACAAAACCGCCAGAAATGGCGGTTTTTTTGTTATTTGCAATTCAAATTGTTAATTGCTACATATTGGTAGCTAAACTGAATTCGCTATGGCACAGATAACACCAGAAAAAGACAAACCCAAACGCCCTATGTGGCGGTCGATATTCCACGACACGGAAAACGACCGTATGTACGTTTGGTATACGGACGGCACTATGGACGCCGTCCCTGCGGTGCATGAGTTCTATACCGACAAGCAAGGCGAATACGGTGCGAAGCCGTGCGGCATGAAGGACATCTGGGATCGTGAGGTCTACAAGGTAGAAGTTCCCCCAGCCAACGGTGTATCGGCGTATGAAGTAGAAAAGGCTATCAAGCAGAATCATGCTGGACCGACCAACCACCTTGCAGAAATCGATATTGACCCTCGTGGCCGATTCCTACAGAAGCATTATTCAGAGACGGGTGTCATCCACCCGGACATGAAGGATATCAACCTCGGCTTTCTCGATATTGAAAACGCCACTACTGGACGTTTCTCTCTTCCGACCGAAGCCAAGTATCCTATCAATGTCGTTACATTCTACGTTTCTAAGCAAGACAAGTATTACGTATACGGAGTCGCCAAGGACATTTCCGAGAAGGGAAAGCGGTTCCTCAAGGACAACAAGGGCGAATACATCCTTTGTAAGGACGAAGCCGACCTACTTACTCAATTACTATACTGCATTGGTTCCAGCGACATCGACATATTGTCTGGTTGGAACTTTGGATTCGATACTGTTTACATCTGCAATCGACTGAAGCAAGTCAACGAAAAGCTTCCGCCGAAAGACCGTATTTCCCTCGACTTACTATCAAGGATGCGTGGCAAGAACAAGCGTGCATACTTGAATGCCAAGAACGAGTTAATAATTAACGGTACGGAAGTCATTGACTTCCTTGAACTCTACAAGAAGTACACCTTCTCAGAAGAGTCTTCCTACAAGCTTGATTATATTGGTGCAAAGATTGTTGGCGAGCACAAGGCTCCGCTTCCTGACGGCTATCTGTCTTGGCAGAAGTACTGGGAAGACTACGTATTGTATAACTTTCAGGACGTTAGGCTGCTCGTTAAGATCGAAGCCAAGGCGCAGATGTTCCGCCTTGCAGTTACTTCGGCTGCTGCTGCTCGTGTTCCATTCTCGTCTGTGTTTGAATCCAAGAAGATGCTTACTGGCTTCATGCTGGATCATCTTCATCACACGAACCGTACGTTCCCGCCGTACCGCCAGCAGCACAAGGAAGTGTTTCCAGGTGCATTCGTGTACTCTGTTCCTGGTTACAAGGAATACCTAGTTTCTTATGACTATCGATCGCTGTATCCTTCGATCATGATGACGTTCAACACGTCGCCGGAAATGAAGGTTACGTTCCCGATCGACTATGTGCTTACCGAAGAAGAAAGGAAGAATCTTATTAAGTCACCTTGGGATCATAACGGTCGTTACCAAGTCTACTTCCGTAAGGACAAGGTCGGCGTCGTGCCAGAAGTTACAAGGCTTCTGTTCGACGGTCGTTCCGACTTGAAAAAGAAGATGAAGAAGGCCAAGAAGGCTGGCGATAAGGAAATGACCGCCGTCTACGACATGATGCAGAAGGTGTACAAGGTGCTTGGTAACTCTCTGTATGGCTTGATGGGTTCTGAATTCTTCGCACTGTACGACGTGGACAATGCTGCTTCCATTACCGCATACGGTCAGCGTCTTATCAAGTATACGATCGCACAGCTTTCGGAGTACATCAACAACGACATTCATTCCGACCCAGTGTTCAAGGAAATCTTCGGTTATACTCCAGAGATTGATCCAGAACTGGTCGGCACGTTCACCGATGTCACTGGCGAAGTGAACTACAAGCGCATGAGCCACGGTGATACCGACTCCTTCTTCGTGAAGTTCGGAGACATCTTCGAACCTTTCAGACAGAAGCAGGGGACTGGTACCGAGGTCATCGTGTTCAACAAGCACGAACTCGTGGAACGCTATGCGTTCGACAACGATCACAATCTCGATTCCAAGAAGGCGTTCAACAAGCTTTGTACGAAGTACGGCAAGGAAAGTTGGACTGGTGCGGAAATGCGTACGCCGGACGAGAAGACTGGCTGGACGAAGGCTCAGATTACATTCGCCGACGGTATCTACATGTGTGGCGACTACCGTGTCATCTACAACCGATACAGACTTACCGACTTCTGCAGAATCCTTGACGCATGCATCTTGGAAGAGAAGCTTGACGAGTACATGCTCAACTACGCCAACCAGTGGAACTACTTGGTCAACGAGTTGTTCCTCAAGCGTGAAAAGTGCATCTTCAAGGCTATCGTCACTGCCAAGAAGAAGTACATCTGCTTGGTGGAAAGCATGGAAGACATCGTCTACCTCGACCAAGGCCACAAGGACGAGAACGGCAAGTGGGTCAAGGGAACTCTTGACGTCAAGCCGGAATACGCCATTACTGGTCTGGAACTCGTACGAAGCTCTACCGCATTGTTCGGTAAGGATCGTATGATGAACATGGTGGACTTGATGATGGACACTATGGACAAGTTCACCGTGCGTAAGCGCTTGCTGGAAATCAAGAAGGAATTCTTCGATTCTGTCCAGAAGGAAGACTATAACTACATCGCATGTCCGTGCGGTGTCAAGAATGATCCTCCTCCGCTTGAAGTCTTGGAACTCATGCCGTCAGAGGAAAAGAAGAAGATCGACTGGCGTGTGAAGGCTGGATCCGTTTGGAACTACTTGATCCAGAACGACCCAGAACTGTCCAAGTTCCCATACGAGCCGGTGTATGCTGGTTCAAAGATCCGATTCATCAAGAAGGCCGACAACATTTTCGGTGTGAGCATTATCTGTTACACTGGTGAAACGTGTCCGCAGAGGCTCCTAGAAATCTTCCACCCAGACTGGGAAGAACACTGGAAGGTATGCGTGGCACAGGTGCTTGGCCGTCTGTTCAAGGCAGTCGGTTGGGACGAACGTCTCGAATACGACGAAAGCGACTTTATGATGTCGATGTTCTAGGAGTAGGTAATGACGTATAATAGACAGCCATTTTATGATACAATGACCTTGGTATGTGGCCATAAGTATGCGCTTGGCTATGATTCACCTTGGTATGATTTCTTTATGGAGCGACAGCGTTCATGTGCTGCATACGAATTCTTGGCATGTGGTGAATCGGAGGATGATTATATCATTCCGGATTATAAATCCGATGTTGTCGTTCTGAATGATGGCATGGCTGGGTGGTCATATAGTGAATGGTCTGTGTTGAAACCAGAAACTCAAGACGAACGATATGAATGGTTTTTGACCAAATGCCTTCCTTATTTTGACCAGAATAAGTTTGAACTCGATAAAAATGGGGACTTGCGTGTCGAGGATGCGAAAGAACTCAAACGAGAGTATTATAAATGGATGAATCGCAAGCTAGGACGTTGTGCGGTTGCTCATGGCGGTGCATCTAAATGTGCTCCGTTGAAAGGATTTTATATCTATATGGCCAATCACGGACATAAGGTATATGTGTCAATACCGTTGTATTTAGTTGACAAAATCAATAAGATTGGTGCCAATAATGTAGAGAATATTCAACGGTTAAGAAACGAATTGAAGTCGTATGCGAGCACGATTGAAGAACGGGACGACTACGATCCTAAGTATTTTACGCTCTTAGACTCGCTTCCTTAAAGGATTGATATGAAAGTAGGAAAGCTTAAGTTGATGCACCGCTCGAAGCGCATACATTTTCTGGGAAACCTTTGCCCATTATGCCGAGTGATGTGCGTCCAGCAGATGGTGCGAGAACTTCTCGGAACCCAGTCTTTGCCTGATGGACTTTTTCAAGTTCTCCGTCGCACAGTGTCGGCTCGTCGAAATACTCGTTTTCGTCGATTGACTGAGTACAACAAGGCTGGCCGGGTGACGCAAGCGGTGGGTTCACATCGCTGCAGACTTGCTCATACAGAGCCAAAGCGGCTCGTGCTGCGTCGGAATCCCTCGAAGAAAGGTATTTAACAAACGAATCACTCATAACTGAGAGTTTATAACATGTTTAACTTAATAGACCAACAGAATGCCAATGCGGATCAAGAAGCCGTACTAAAGAGTAACCTTCCGTGGGAAGAAAAGTACCGTGGAACCGACTTGGACTCCATCATCCTTCACCGTAACGTGGAGCAGCTGTTCAAGAACGCCATCGAGATGAATTCCTTTGGCAACTACATTCTGCATTCTGGTGCTCCGGGTACTGGAAAGACTTCTATCGCCAAGGCTATTCCGAAGATGATCGGAGCCCAGTCTCTGTTCCTTTTCGGCAAGCGTGACTCCGAAATCATTGACATGATTGACGAATATGCCAAGTACAGCTCTCCGGACGGACAGCCGAAATTCGTGATTATCGACGAAGCCGACAAGCCGAACAAGCCAGCAGACTTCTATCGAGTCCTTCAGTCCGAAATCGAGGATACTTCCAGTACGCTTCGATTCATCCTTACTTGTAACGAACTGTGGCGAATCCCGCAGCCGATCCAGTCTCGCTGCATGGCTGTCGATTTCGGTGCCCAGTTCGAGAAGGAAGAGGATGCCGAGGCCGAACTCAAGGAATACAAGACTCGTCTGTATAAGCGCCTGATGCATATTGCCAAGGGCGAATGTGATGCCAAGGGCGGTACGGTTGACAAGATGCTTATTGCCAATATCGTCAACGAGTTCTATCCGGACGTCCGCATGATGATTGCGTCGATGCACCGTTCCTTCTTGGAAAACGGCGGCAGCATCACTGGCAGCATTCCGAGCATGGCTCCGTCCAATACAGAGACATTGTTCGACATGACCGTCAAGTTCAAGGCTAAGGAACTTCGCTATTTCATTTCCAAGAACATCACGTTCTGCCAAGGTGTCTACCGTGCTTTCGGCGACTATGCAATTGACCGTCTGCCGGAAGAAGTGCTGATTCCGTTTGGTATCACGCTTGCCGACGCAATGTACAAGTCTAACCACCAAGTTGACCAGGAACTCGCCTTGTGGGGTTTCCTCCTCAACGTAATGCAGATTCTTAAGAAGTTTGCACCGGACTGGAAGTATAACAATGGCGTTTGATCACGAACAATTTATTCTTGACCGCATCGCTGGTCGAAAGATGACGATGGCGGACATCGCCGAGCACGATACCTATGCGGCTATCTACTCGCTGTCGATGACTCCGTCCATCTACAAGTCATTGATGGCTATAAACACGATCGAGTTCACTCGTTTACCGACCAAGGTTCGTGCCAAGGTCATGGAAGCGTTTAACGGAAAGAAGCTGAATACCGGCTATCTGCGTGCTAATCCGAAGGAAATCGCCGCAGTGAACAAGCTGCGTACGCAAGTGATGACCGTCTACGATACTTCCGCTTCGTCTGCTGACTCGATGATTCGTAATGGTGAAATTGACAAGGACTTGGTGAACGACATCTACGAATACAAGGTTAACGGAAAGCTCCCAGAGGTGAAAAAGAATGGCAGAAAGAAATGATATCGAACTTGTCATGAAGAGTTTCGGCTGTGACGAGGATACCGCCATCAGCTTTATCGAATCTGGCATTAATGTCAATATGTTAAGAGAAGGGCTCGACGATATCGTCGAACCCGAACTCCATCTCAAAAATGATGTTGAAAAGGCTAAGGACTCACTGGCCGAGGCTATCGGAAAGCTTCAGCAAGACGCCTAGAACCTTCGACAACTTGTCTTGACCTTCGGCTCCGTCCTGATTGGGCGGAGCGATTTGTCCATTTTCGTCTACGGTAGCTTCGCCGTTGACTTCGTCCATTGTCTCGGTCTGCTGTCCGTCATCGCCGTCGGTGGCAAGCGGAATGTCTTCCGGGTTTGTAGAAGAGTCGTGCTCACGTTCCATTTCGGCTTGCATGACTGCCTTCTGGTCTTCCTTGGGGTCTGCTGAATCGTCGAAGTCGGCTTGCAGCTCGTCCTCGTCTGGAATATGGAGCGCACGTTCTGCGTACTTGTCGAACATGGCAAGTATCTGCTCATCCGGGCCTTTACCCTTGAACTCGCCTTCGCCGGATGCGAAGTCGTACAGATATTCGATTACGCTCTTTCCTTCCAAGTCTGGTTCGTACCATGCGTTACCGGCTTCTGTTGATTCTGGGTCGCCAGCAACGGTCATGGCCGCATAGTTCATGTCCTTCTGGAACAGTTCCTCGATCAGCTCGTAGTTGACTACCTGGGTCATGGTCAAGCCGAGTGCTGCCTTTACCAAGCGCTTTAGCACGCATTCGTCGTCTGAATCCGAGGTCGTGAGGTAGATGGGGTCGATCATGAGGAGTTCGTGCAGTCCGTAGTCCGCCCAGCGGTGGAGCTGTGTCGTCCAGTCACGGCTGGACGTCGGAACCATCTGTGTGAACTGGATAGGGAACTGCAGAAGGGACTTCCTCGTTTCCGGCGAGATAATCTGGACTTTATTGTTGATGTCCATCTGAATAGCCTCGATAAGGGCCTTGTCCTCTGGACGCTTGGCCTTCAGCTCGTTGAGCTTGTAGTTGAGAATTCCGGAAAGATGTGCCATTTTTGCCTCATTTTCGTTCATTTTCAGTTTATCATGCCAGTGAGCCGGAAAAAAACGTGACCACCGCATAAACTTGAAACAAAATGAACGTACCATGAGGTTTAATCTATGGCAACAAAAATGGGTTATGCTCCGGGCGTGCGAATTCAGCTTAAGGATAATTCCGCCTACACGGTGGTGCAAAATCCGAACACTGTCGCCGGTATCGTTGGCTACGCATCTAAGGGTGAACTGAACAAGATCATCAACGTAGCGAACACTGGTGAACTGGGTGTCAAGCTGGGTTACGGATACCAGAGCTACAAATACAACCAGGGCATGTACGCCGCGAACGCCGTGCTGACCACTGGTGGCGAAGTAGAATTCGTCCGTCCGTATGGCGAAGAAATCAGCCGTACCGATGCTTACAAGCGTGATCTGAAGACCGACGCCTTCGTGGTTGCGTTCGACAAGAATGCGTCTCTGTATCGTAACGGCGACGAATCTTGCTGGGCCAAGGACCGTAAGACCGGAGAAGCTCTTCCGGAAACGTCATTCAAGGTCAAGCATTTCGCTTCGACTCGTTTCAAGACCGACGGCGCTGCCGAGTTCGGTGTCACCCGTAAGATTAACAACATTGCGGAAACGATCGAAAGCAATAACAACGTGTCTTTCGGTGTGGATGCCAGCGAGAACTATTCCGATAGCCAGGAAGCTCGTTTGTTCGATAACAAGCACTGTACCGATATGGTACTGTTCGCTATCATGAACCGCGACCCGTCCTATGCCAACCGTGCATATGACCGCTACGAAGTAGTCAGTGCTACCCGCGTTTCTGGTTCTCCGACGCAGATTGAATGCGTGCTGAATGCCAAGCCGATGTTCGTGATTGGCGATACTGTTCTTCTTCCGGCTACTAGCCAGAAGGTCGACCAGTATGGCCAGAAGGGTACGTCTTATGCGGCTGTTGACGCAGACGTGCTTGACATTGACGACAAGAAGGTGCTTCTTGATGTCAAGGGTTCTTATGGAACTAGTCTCCCGAATGTCATTATCTATAATGACTCGGCTAATGCCATTGCAGACGGTTTCGACTATCTGAATATCAAGACTGCGGTGGCTGGCAATACGGTCAAGAACTGTTCTACTATCAAGCTTGGCGATCTCGTCAGCAATAAAAAGCCGAATGTCGTCGTGAATTGCGGTTCTACCGTGGAACTGGTTGACCGTGAAAATAGCGGCTATATCATTCGTTTCGATGGCGGTAATAATGCATTCGGTACTGACGGTACGTATGCGGTAAGCGACTCTGACAATACGATGACCGTCTATCTCACTGCTACCGGAGCAATGGATTGTGTCGAGGTTGGTGACGAACTCAGTGTCACTATCGGCGGAATTGACTATCCATTCACTGTCAAGTGGATTGAAGGAAACTCGATTATCGGCGATATTCCGGAAAACGTACCGGTTGACCCCAATACGAACATCTGGAGCAAGATCACGTTCGTTAAGATGGTGGAAGGCGACAACGTGTATATCGCCGATATCTCTGCAATCAACGGATTGGATACGTCTAAGAACACGTGGGCGTACGTTGCTAGCGTGATTTCTGACACTATCCGCTATGCCAAGGGATATAGCAAGGTTCCGGTCACGAACGATATTATTTCCGGTAACGGAACTCGTATCGTTGTCGATCCGAGCGCTGTCTACGACTATGCAGTCGGCGACTTGGTTGGCATTGTGCGCGATTCCAATACGATCGATTACGCGCATCGCATTGCATTGATGGCCGAGGCCAGTACTCCGGTATTTGACGGTACAGTCTATACGGTTGCTAGCTTGAACCCAATGTCCGGTGAAATCATCTTGACTTCGCCGCTCAAGTCGAATATCAATATCGATCCGCAACCAAGTGAGACGACACCGATTATGGCATTGAAATACCAGCTGATTAATTTCAGTACGACCAATTCCACGATTTATAATGTTGCTACTACGTATCCGTGTGATTCGACTATCGTCTCTTCAAAGCTCGTGGATGGAGTCCATGTGCCTTCCGGCGAAACTCAGAGCTATTTCGAAGCAGATTTTGCTGATGAGCTCAGGGTTGGCTCTGTCTTGACGGTCACGATCGATGGCCAGGAGACTACACCCCATGTAAGTGCTATCAACGGTAACAAGGTATACTTCGATACCGTAGAAAATATGGTTGATGGTGGATCATACACATTTGATTATTATGCTGTTACTGATTACGAATTCTGCGATATTTGTGTCGTGTCCGGCTACTCGATCTATGTGAGCAAGAGCGACCAGAAGGTCAACCAGTTCGCTGACTTTGATGGAAAGGCTTATGTGGTTGAGAACGGAAGTTCGTTCAATCCGACGGTCGATAAGTCCCCGACGGTTCTTGCCGACTCTGATATCGGTGCTACTTTCATGGCACTCGGCCTCGCAAAGTCTCAGTACCTCGATATTAACTATGACGGCAATCCGATGCAAGTATTCACCTTGACCGATGAAGGTATCGCAGTTGCCCGTATGTACCTGGCGGTATCCTATCGTTTTAACGGAAAGCTCTACGAGTTCGATGGTACTATCGCGCCGTACAACTACAATAACCGTCAGCTCAGCATCAAGGAATCTGCAGATTACGAATTGGTAGACAGCGGTCTGGAATTCGTTCTGAACGATTCTGGTGTGCTTGACTACTTTCTTGAGAACAACTCCTATGACTTGTCTCAGACGGTTCAGAACGGTAATCTCAACGGTAGCTATACTGCCATTGCATATAACCCGGATGACCCGGCAATTATCAATGATGCCGTGTGGACGTACGATCCGCAGAACAACAACGGCGGTAGCACTCTGTCCACTGTATGGAACCTCTTTGTCAACAAGGATGCTTCCGACGTCGACATGCTCGTTGCTGCTGGTATGGCTATCAACGCTCCGTTCACCCGTAAGAACGAGACACTCAATCCTCAGGTCATGCAAGCCATGATCAACGTGTGCGAAGCTCGTAAGGATTGTTTCTGCGTGTTCGACGGTGTGTATGAACCGGATATCCAGAAGGCCGTTAAGAAGATGATCTCCGCTGGTCAGCTCTCTCTCGGTCGCTGGGGTGCTATTTACGACGGTCGTGGCGTGTTCCAGGATTCTCTGTACACTAACAGCCAAGTCGATGTGATGAAGTCTGTTCAGCTTGCCGCAATCATTACGGCTAACCGTTCTAGCGGTATCTTCTGGATTCCGCCAGCAGGTGACGAAGCCTATGTTCCGGCTGCATGGGGTACCAAGGAACGCTTTACTCGTAGCTACAATTCCGAGGACAAGAACTGCGACCATGCCAAGTTGAGCGATATCCACGTCAACGCTACTCGTGTGAACAAGGACGGCATCCGTATCTGGGGTGACTTCACTTGCCAGATGGAAGATACTGCCTTCAACCAGATCCACGTGACCATGCTTGTCGCTGGCATCCACAAGATGTTCTACAAGTACCTTGACCACAAGGTATTCAAGTTGAATACTACTGTTCTCCGTGCTCAGATTACTTCCGACCTTCAGGACAAGCTGAACGCCATCAAGCGCCAGAATCCTCCTGGATTGATCGAAGGTAAGGTAATCTGCGACGATACCAACAATACTCCGGAAATCATCGACCAGAACTTCTTGATTGTCGATCTGAAGCTCTTGCCGCCGAAGTCCACTCGTTGGATTATCCTCCGTACCACTGTCGAGTCCCAGAAGAACGGCAAGACCATCTCAACGGAAGTCATTGAGTAATAAGGAGGTATAGTACTATGGCTCTTAGTGAAGAACAAAAGAAAAAGGTGTTCTACGCCAGTGCGATTGACCACCTTGTTGACCCTCAACGTACCACTCGTTGGCGTTTGATCGTGCCGTCGGACATCTTCCGTCTCGTCGGCGTGAACTGCACCAACGGTGTGCATTTTGGTACTGAAGGCGGTGACGACGAGTTCGCTCTGCACGTGCAGAGTGGTGCGAAGGTTCCCGCTGCTGAAACCGAAGATAAGGCTATCAACTACATGGGTTTCGAAAGCTGGTTCCCTGTAAAGCAGAAGGGATTGGCTGGAACCATCGATATCGAGTGCTTGCTGTTGGAAGACATGCGTGCCCTTGAAATGATGATGGCTTGGAACCAGACCGTGTTCAACCAGGGTATTCTCTCCAATACCGGTACCAACGACGCTATCCATGAGTCCGACCGTATCGCTAATGAGGGCAATAACCGAATCTACCTCGGTCTTGGTCAGCAAGAAAACCACAACAACGTGTACGCTGGTCTGTTGCGCAACGCATCCATCCGTCTTGAACTGTACGACTGGATGTACGGTAACGTGACCTTGTCCGTGTTGTTCGTCAACGCTTGGCCGAAGAAGGTTGATGCGTCTGGCATGAATCTGGGCTATCAGAACGCCGATCTCGGTAAGTTCAAGGTTCAGTTCCGTTACGACCGCTTCAACATCTTCATTCCGCCTAACTATAAGGTCATCTAAGCCTTATTTGGGCAAAATCTTGGCAAAAAGGGCTCTTTTTAGAGCCCTTTTTGTTGATTTGGAATTCAAATTGATATAAGCTACATTTCTGCATCGAGGTTATTATGGTACCGAATAGTGAGTTAAGAAAGGCGATTACGAATCCACAAGTGCAAAAGCTTCGTGATTGGCTAATGTTTTACCTGGACAGTACCAATGATGAGGGTAAGATTGATCTTGACAAGATTATCAACAATGCCACCTATAATATGGGCGAGGCTGCTGCGGAAATCGGTGGCTTGATCTTCCAAGAAAAGCTTAAGCTAAAGCAGTACGAACGTGCGTATGACGAGGCGAGAGCGAAAGTGTACGAGGCGACAATGTCCACTCGTTATGCGTGGCCGGTGACCAAGGACGGTGCCGAAATTATGGTCAATGGTGACGTGGACTTGAACAAGATCAAGTATGATATGGATAAGCAGAAGTTGTATGTCGAGTTTTTAATGCAGAGTCAAGAAAATATCAGATATTATGCTCGTAATGCCAAGGCCATGGTCGATATGGCTAAGTTCGGCGAGGAAACTGGTATATTGAGGCCGGTATAGCGTAATTTATAGATTATGAGTGAAATTAATCCTAATACATTTTTTGACATTGACGCTGCTGGCGATGATGCCAGCAACAATGTATATGCCGCTTTGGAACAGACACTGAATCTTCCTATCGGTTCTACACAAGACGCCATCGCTGCGTCTAGGGACTTGATTTCCAAAACCAAGGCTCTGTCTGTCCAAGCTGATATGCTGGAGTTCCAAGAGAACAGCATCGACAATCGTGATGCCGAGGAAATCAATGACGATGTTCTCCGTCAAGACCGTGCTCGTATCCGTAAGGAAGCTCACGAGTTGTACGATATGGGCAAGAACATGCTTACCTATATGTATAATCAGGTCAAGTCTCAGATTGACCCCAACGACAAGATGTGGGCGGCTGTTGCCAACATGATCTCTTCCGTCACCAAGTCGCTGGCCGACTTGAACAAAATGACGAAGGAATTCCGTGAAGAGAACGACCGTGACATCGAAAAGAAGATCCAGTCTGGCGAGCTTGATGTCAATGAGCAAGAGTTCGATTTCAGCCCGGAACAGGCCAATAAGATTATCGCAAGCTGGACGAAACAGAACGAGGCCAACATTATCGACCAGATCCAGAAAGAGGTCGAGGAACGCGAAATGGCTCGTATCGGCGTAGAAAACAAGCAGATAGAGAATCAAGGTTAATTATGAAGATCGGAATAGTAGGTGACTTGCACTACGGATTCACTACGTCCAAGGCACCGATTACCAACGCACTTACGAAGGGACAGCACGCTATTGTAGAAGCTATGATAGCCGATTTCGAGTCACGTGGCATCGATACGGTCGTGTTCACTGGGGACATTTTCGACAACCGTAGGTTCATCGCAAGCGATGTGCTTGACAAGGCTTACCGTCTGTTCAAGGAACGTCTGGCCAAGTTCACTTGCTATGTGATTGCTGGTAACCATGACATGCTGTACGACAACAGTTCTGACGTGTGCCAGATTCGTTTTCTTGAGAACTTGCCTAATGTCAAGGTATATATCGACAAGGTCGGCTTTGCTACCATCGGTCACAATAAGTGGTATTTCGTTCCTTGGATTCAAGAGGAGAAGATTGACGGGGTGAACAAGTGGCTCGTCAAGATGTCTCGTGGTAACATCGACGACAACATCATTGTAGGTCACTTCGACATGATTGGTGCCCAGATGGAAGCCAAGACGGTGTCCACGGCTGGCTTCGATCCTAAGCGTTTCTTGAATGCAGCCAAGCTGACAATCAGTGGCCACTATCATTGCCGTTCTGTCATTGGTGACGACTACAGTACGATTTGTTATGTCGGTACACCGTTCCAGAAGACATTTGGGCACGTTGGCGTTCCGGCTGGATACCATATCTATGACGATGTGACTGGTGAGCTGGAGTTTGTCGAGAATACGATTTCTCCGGTTTTCGTTGACGTGATCGATACCGAGCTTGGCCCGGATTTCGACCGAGACATGTCCAACTGCATTGTCCGTTACTCTACCGACAAGACTCGCAGTTACGACGATGCCGCCTCATTGAAGGGTATATTGGTTGATAAGAAGCCGATTTACATTGAGACGGTGTACTACGGAGAAGATCCGGCTGAGGAAGGCGAGGATGCTCCGCAGACGGAAGAAGAGGCTAGGCAGATCATGACTACGGATTCCGTGGGTATGGCAAAGCTCTATCTTGAGAAACATCCAGAAATTTTGCCAGAATTGTCGTCCGGCGAGGACGCCAAGGAAGTTGCCCTTGAGTACATCAAGGAATACAACGCAAAAATAAAGTAATTTAAAATTAAAAAGTGAATATTCATTAGGAATTTCGTATGGATTTCCAGAAACAGATTGATCAGCGCATTAAAGACACACTTACCGACAAGAAGTTGGAATTCCACATCTTGTTGGTTTCCGATGGCAACTCTCGTCTCTCCCCGCTTCGTGGAGCCGCCGCCTTGGAATACTTCAAGAACGTGTATCGCACTTTGGCGGACGTTACTCTCACGACCATGACCAGTAACGGTTATCTACGTGAACAGCCGGATCTTCATAAGTACAACGTCTTGTGGATGGACAATGTCAACAACCCTCGGTTCATTCATACCGTCAGTGAACAGTTAGCGGCCTATGAAAATGAAATCTGCGGCGGTGAGATGGAAATTCCGGAAAATGCTGACGAGGAAGCGCTTGAAAAGGAAAGCGAACAGCGTCGCATCATGCGTAACCTAAATCTCCGTGTCATCTATGCGCTTGACGAATTCGTGTGGGATGCCCCGGCTGGCCGACAGGTGAACATGTTTACCGTCCGTATGGTGGAAGATGCCATGATCGTCGCTGACGAAATCGTCGTTCCGACGGCTGACATGATGTACACTCTCAAGCAAGTTGGCCTTGTTCCTCCCGAAAAGGACGTTGTTGTCATCAATACTTTCGTGAACGATATCATGTATCCGTTGCATCGTGTTTTCGAGCGTTCTTCCCACTATGCCACGGCAATCCGTCGTCCCAAAATCCTCATCAAGGGTACGCAGATTCCTATGAACGTGCAGCGTTTCATGCTGTTGGACAATGTGACGAAGGACTACAAGATTACAATATCTTCTGTTGGTGAACTGAACAAGGAGCTTTACAAGAAGATGCAGCGTCCGGCTGACGGTTCTGAACCGGAAATTACCACGATCAAGCACTGGGCTGTTCCAGTTGAAACGTACAATGCTTTCGCTGGCACGATGGCTATTGAACGTGACGTTGGCTTCGACTTCGTGATTACGACTGTTCCCAACGATTTGGATAACAATCCGTATGAACTATCCAATGCGGATAATGACAATATCCTTGCAGTCGCCGAGGGTGCTGTGACAATCGCTGGTGTCAAGGGAACGAGCTTTACTGCCAATAACCATATCTGTGTCGCGTCTGGGTTGACTTTCAGCAATGAAGACCGTCCGGAAGCGATCAAGGCACTCATCGAGAAGTGGCGTATCTGTGTCAACTGGGATGAAGCCTACAAGAAGCAGAGGGAACTTATGAACCAGAAGACAATCGGTTCCGAGCAGATTGTCGGCGGTTATTTCCATGCAATGCTTGGCCGTACGCTTTCCGACGCATATGCATCCAAGCTTAAGGCTGCAGTCGAAGATGCTGCCGAAAAGGATAAGGCCGAGAAGCTTCAGGCTAAGCTAAACCGTGGTAAAAAGTCCAAGAAGGAATCCGAATAATGAGCTTTTGGGTCGTAAAGTACGACGTTAAGAGCTTTGCCCAGGAGGTCGACTACTCTGACTTGAGTGTCGAACCTCCTCATTTTATTAGGCCGAGCTACAACGAGTATGAAAAAGCAGAACAGATCGCCGAAGGTATGGGAAAGAGCAACTGCGGTGAAGAAGTTGAACTAGTTCTTAAGAACGGCAAGCCGTACAAGGGCCCACGGTATATATACCGAGTAGCCGATGACGACAAGCCAGCAGAGGAGGCCGAAGATGCCTAAGAAACCGTTAATACAGTCTAACGCAGCACCGGTATACGATGCGCAGACGATGGCCTTTATCGAAGGTGCAAAGAAACGCATTGCGGAGAATCACGAAATTGCGCTCGATCGTGACCCTGCAGAAGTTATGAAGGAGAACAACCGCAAGCTGCATGAAGCGGCAATGGCTATGACTCCGAAGAAGCCGATGGTCAAGCAAGTAAGACCGCAGAAGCGTGTTGTCGAGGAAGCTGCAGAAGTACCTCAGCAACCAGCTCCGCAGCCAGTCAAGCGTCAGCCTATCCTCAAGCAAGAGGCCGTCGAGACGCCTACCCAGTCTATCAATGATAGGGACATGCAGAAGGTTGGCTATGACAATTACATGCAAGCGATGATGAACCAGTCGGATGACAACGAAGACCAAGTTGAACTATCCGAAATTGTCGATGAACCTGATGTCGAACTTGAACAGCCGACAGTACCGCAAGTACAGCCAGTACAGCAATCCGTTCAGCAACGTGTTGAGATGCCTCGCCAGAGAAATGCAGAGCCGCCCAGGCAGTCTCAATCGTTCGCAAAGCTCGATGTAACTAACTTCGCCGATGTACGTGGTCTTCCGTCCGAAGGACTTCTCTATGATGCACCTATTCTCGGTCAGTCACTGACCTTGATGGATGTGCTCATGATGAGCAACATGGACAGTGAGAATATTACCGAGACAATCAATACTTTATTCTTACGTCGTCTCCGTGGAGGTTTTGCTGAGGGATTTGACCCAGAGAATATCTTGGCATGCGACGAGGCGTACTTGATGCATTGGCTACGTGCGTCGACGATCGATACCCAGCTGCCGTATTCTCCGCCTACTTTGGATGCGTGGGAACCGTTCAAGTGTCCGGACTGTAACGGAGTCGCCAAGACACAAGAGGATTACAGCAACCTTGTAATCAATTTCAATAATCTTGACTTCAAAATTCACGGTGACTTGAATGAGATTATTGCCAAGCATGCAAATGGGTGCTATACATTTGAACTGTATGACCAGCGTCAGTGTGACGTATATCTGCGTCGCCGTTACCATGAGACGATGATCAACGATACGCTCAAGCTGTATCAGAAGGACATGGGTAAGGAAATGTCTCTCGAAATGCAGCAGCTGTTGCGTACCGCAGTGGTTGTTGAAATAGAGGGTATCGACAATATCGTCGACAAGCTGAACTACATCGGCAATATGGGCTATAAGGCTGCTAAGCACTTCATTGACGAGGTGGACGGTGCTTCATTGCGTACGGACATTACTGCAAACGTAATCTGCCCGTTCTGCAAGAAGGAGGTTACCATTCCTTATCCCTTTCGTCTCGACACATATCTTTCCAGTCTATAGTTTTAAGGACTTAATGCAGTGCAAGTGTCTGATCTCGGACATGACTCACAATAGTTGTCATGACTGCGATCAGATGTTCTTCCCGGAGTTCAAGGAGCTGCTGGACTACAGCGTCAAAAAATTCGAGGCATTGAACAAGGTTGACGAGTCATCTACTGAGACCGAACTGAGCGGAATGCCGTTTGTTTAATGAAAAGCCGGATAACACCGGCTTTTTCTGTGCTCGAAAACTGATAAACTAGGTATCAGCTGATATACGTGGTGATTCATGGCGGATACTACAACAAAGACTACGCTAGATATGAATTTGGTAGAAACCATAGCTACCGGTGTGGCAACCGCAATTGCTAGGGCAGATAATGCCAAGGCTATGAATGACCAGCAGAAGTCGGTAGCGAATCGAGATAAGCCTAATGCGGTCGAGCAGACGCTAGATGCTGTTAATGCGAATCTTGAAAAATCTGCCGAAAAAATTGACAATCTTCAGTCATTGTTCAGCGACGCGGCGAAAATGTTTACGCCGATGACGTTGACTAAAGAGGAAAATCGGGTATCATCACCAGCTATCGCTCAGACGATGGGTACGATGTCTAACGGGATGGCTTTGCCAAAGGACGGTTCTGCTGTATCTGGCGGAATATTGAGTCAGCTGAAAAGTTTCTTTACGTCATCTACTCCTACTACTCAATTGGCTACTGATGCTAATAGTCAAGTAAATCAGCAAGTCGGTACTGACCTTCCTAAGAATGATGCAGCCAGTGACCGAAAGGCTTTGCTGGAAGAGGAAGACCGTGCATACAAGGCGGCGGTCCGTCCGGTGATGCCGAAGTTGAGCCAAGCTCTTGACAAGTTCCTTGACGGTTCCATCACACTGGGTACTGGAAAAAATACATCTGATGATTCTGGGTTTAGTCTGAAGAATCTAATTATGGGTCTTCTCGGTGGCGCTGGTGGAGCCATATTGGGATTTGGATTGGGTTATCTTGAACGGTTTGGTAAGGCGTGGGCGGAAGTTGCAGCCGACGGTGCTAAGCAAGCCGGAAAACTCATGAATTCGTTTAAAAACTGGGCCAAGGATACGTCCGTAGGTAAGAAGCTTATTGAGTGGAAGAATGCCTTTACTGGTGCAATAAATTCTGGTATCAGCAAGATAGGTGAACTTAAAACTGGTGTATTGAATAAGTTTGGTGAAATCAAGGCTTCATTTACTGGTATGCTTGAGGGATGGAAGACGTCCATGAAGGAGAGCACTGTCGGTAAGGCCGTTAAGGGTGTTGCCGAAGCGGCTAAAAAAGCTGGTTCATGGTTCGGTAATTTGGCTAAGAAGGTAGGCGGAGGACTTGCCGATGCAGCCAAGTGGGCTGGTGGAAAGGCTATGCAAGGTGTCAAGGCTGGTGGTAAGCTGGCAATGAAGTATAGTGGCGTAGGTATTGCAATGAACGCTGCCAAGAAGGTAATGCCTATGGCTAAGTCGCTTGGTAAGCGAGTTCCGCAGCTTCAAGCGGTGGCGGGTGCGATTGATACTGCCGCCAATGTATATGCTGGATTTAAGAATGGTGCATCTGGAAAGGAAATTCGCGACATGATTCTGGCCGGTACGGTCAATGCAGTATCTGATGTGTTGATGTTACCTGAGTTGCTGAATGCTGCTGAGGGTGCCATTGACGCAGCAGTTAAGGGCGGAAGCGTTACGGATATGTTGAAAGGCGCTGGTAGCGGGTTGCTTAAGGGTCGTGATCCCAACGAGATTTCTCTGGGTGACGCTGCGGTTGCTCGTGGAAAGCGTCTGGTTGGCGCTGAGGACGAAGCATCTAAACGATTGCTGGATTCTTATGACAAGGGTGGTGGATGGAAAGAGGCTGGATATGACGTGATATCTGGTTCTGCGGGTGGATTCGGACATTCTACGGCACTATATCGTCCGAAGGCAGCCGGTTCTTTGGAGAATAGCCGTACGCCGAATGCTACTATAACTGAAAAGATGCCTGACGTGTCACAGATGAGCGAGGCCGACAAGATGAATGCGTTGGCCGAAAAGCTGGAAGACGGCGTGAAGAAAGCTCTGCTGAGTCCGGAAGTCCAGGAAGCTAACGCTCGGAACGCACAGGCTACTGGCACTGCTATTAATGGAAGCTTGTTTGGGAGTTAATTTATGGCAACTGGATATGAAAAATACTTGACCCGTGTAGGTCATAGCGACAAGAACTCCCACATGAGTAGGAGGTTGCCGAAACCGAACGTGTGCCGTATCGAAGTTCTCGACGGCGCAGCTCGACGTTCATACATGGGTGGCTTTCAGAAGAGTATCGACGTATTCCGTACCGAGATGCTTGAGGCTATAGCGAATGATAGTCAGTATGACTTGTACGAACCGTTCTATGGCATATTGAAAGCCGATACTGGTAACGGGCCGTCGTTTTCTGTCAATGCAACTTGGACTAATTCTAATGGACAAAATAAGTCTGGCTTCGCCCGAATGAATACCATATTGACCGGTGGTGGAGGAAATGGCGGACTTCTTGGCGTTGTGCCGTTTGCTGGAAATTATTTGTCCACTAATGCAAACAAGGTGCTCAATACGGCGGAAACATTCGCCCAGATGGGTATGGAACTATCTGGAGTAAGTAACCAGTTTACTGGCAGCATGACTATCAAGAAATTCGGCGGTGCTAATATTGAGGCTGACCTTCCATTGAACTTCCAATGGTATCTTCCTGAACAGGAGGACATGTGCCGACAGTCAATCCGCCGTCTGGTAATGATGACGTATGTTCGTCCGATGGATATGGAAGGCTATGACATTGTCAACAAGATGATTAGCGGGTTTATGGCGGCTGGCGATACGATGCTGGAAGGCGCAAAGGAAATGCTGAATAATGCTGGACTTGGTGGCGCGGCGGCTACCGTGTCAGATGCTGCAAATACTGCGGTAAATTTTGTGTCTGGTATAGTGAATCCAGTAACGAGCAGTGAAACCGTTCAATCGATCGGATCTACTTTAAAGGAAACTATGAAGGCTGCCGCTGGTGTCGGTGTTGATACTTACAACTCCATTAACACGTTCTTCGGCGGAGAAATTACTGCGAATCCGCTTCCAGTTCGCGTAAGCATCGGACATTACCTGGATTTGGAACCGATGGTTATCAATAGGGTCAATTTCCGCGCAAGCAATGAACAGTTTGTGTCCGCCGACGGTACTCACTTGCCGGTATTCATTGACGCTGAAGTCAAGGTATCGTACTGGATGCAGCCTGGTCCGACCAAGGACTTCTTGTCAATTCTTGGTACGGAAGTGTTCGAGCCGTTCATCAAGCGGAACGCGAACAATCCGAGTACGCAGAACCAAGTCGACGGTAAAATCTCACGTAATAATAACCCATCCACAAACAAGAAGAGGAAGTAGGGTATGGCTAAGGAACAGTTTCCGAGAATCCGGAAGGATGAGTTTACGTATGCTGGCATGTTCCATATCCCTATGGTACAGAATGGCCGTCTTGACCGTGTGATTGGCGATTTGTACGGCACTCCACAGATGTACAAGGCGTTCGCCGCTGTCAACCGCATGCGGAATCCGATGGCGTTGAGGGGCACAGTCCGTCCGGTAGACGAGGCAATCCGTAATGAGCTAATTTTGAAGGGGTACACTGGCAATGAGCTCGAAACGGAGTTCAAGAAGGCCAAGGAAGCGGTTGTCCTTGGGGATAGCGACTGGATGGGCTACAGCGAGCCGTTCAGCGGAGTGATTACTGAAGCCGCTGGCGACATGAACTATCTGTTGCCGTCTCCGGACAGCGTAGTCAACTGGTACAAGGAATACAACGAGCTGAAAGATGTAGAGGATAACAAGTAATGGCTAACCGTGTAGGAACCAGCTTTAGCGTTGCGCTGACTATTAAAGACCGTGCGTTCGATGCGTCGACGGTAAATGACCTGGATATGGTCATTCCGATGAACGGTCTTCCTCGTGGAACGTTTTCGGTAATGGTCACAGACTTGTCCGATTATAAGGTCGATAGCGGCTGCTATGGACAGTTCATGTTCCTTAATACCGGTTATCCGGAGCTGGACGGCAAGGGATTTACGTTCTATGTCATAAAGGCTACGCAGACAGCTGTGAACGAGGCTACTACGAAGCTTCATGTAGAATGGCAGTGCGGTACTCCGGACACTCTAGCCAGGAAGACAATGGCCATTACCGGTACGAGTCTCGATGCTATGATAGATGTTTTGAAGTCGTATGCGAAACCGATTACTTATGGCAACCGATTGATTGCAAATGCGTCAAGCTTGGTAGACACTATGACATGGCGCTATGTGCAAGCGAATCTTGAAGAAATGTTGGTATTTACGGTCAACCATTCGTCGATGAATGGAGATTACCTTTACTGGTATTATGACGAGGTGGATCAGCAGATTGTATTCTCGTCTCTCGGATTATCCAGCAAGTCTACTGATAAACAAGCCCTTATTTATTCACAGAATGCATTGGCTTCTACTAACAACGTGATGTATACCGATTCGAATAGCGGAAGTACAGTATGGCTGTATGCTTACGAGGAACGTTCCAATACCCAAGGTGAGCATATTGGCGAGATGTTTCCCAATGTTGTTTTTTCTGACGTCAAGTCCGACGGTAAAGCTGACGTGTCCAACTGTAACGGAGAATGTTTCGACAATGTGGTCACTCATTACGGAGCCAAGTCTAGCGAGCAAGCCAGACAAGAATATGGCATATCTGACAAGAATGCTACGTACGGCGACTTGACCATTATCAATAATTTTCCTTTGAATACCCACAAGTCTTATCCTATAGCCGGTATGCTGCGTGACCGTATTATTTCCGAGTACAGCAAGCGGATGACGATTGGAATTTATAACTCAATCGGCCCTTCTGTAGGTAGCCGAGTTTACGTTCGTGCACTCAAGGTTACAAAGAACGGAAGCAACGGCGGTACAGACATGAACTATACCGACGAGTACATCGTTCTGGGCAAGAAAATCCGTAAGGAAGGCTCGATGCAGTCCGGTGCGCTAGGTAACTTGACGTCGAACCCGTCTGCGGAATATGTAACCTATGTTATACTAGGTTCAAAGTCGCATGGCATAGATAACTATGATCCCACTATGAAGGAACTAGATAACATCGCCAAGGCATGTAAGGTCGAAATGGAGATATGATCTAGTATGCCATAGGATATATAACCATAAATTATTGTATAAAGCAATTGATATAAACTTACAATCAAGGAACCCGAAGTCCAGCCGCAGCGAAGCGCGAGTCGACCTAACAAAACCGAGAAAGAGAACCTTTCTTATCCGACGTTTGAGCGTTAGCCCGTAGATTGCGAGTAGTCAAGTGGAAAGCATCAAGTTGGTAAGGCTTGCGGAGGCATCCGCATTAACGTTTCTTGATACCGACTTTGCCGGTCGGAAATCAGCCCAGTAACGGGCGAACGCAACCGGAGATCGCAGCTCTGGCTGCCCCCGTAAGGGGGCAGTGAAACTGCGTTCGTTGAAGGTCGGTGGAGGCCTGATTCGCAAGATGAAAGACTGACCGCCGGACGGATATATAGGAATCCGTCTGAACCAATCCGCCACGTTTTGAACTTGGCGGCATAATATAACCAAGTATTGTAGGGCCTATACCTTGCTATACGTTTTATGAGGCAGAAATCGGCATGATAGAACGTCGTTTACCTGAACAAGATTATATCGGTGTTGTTGTCGGAGGCAGTAACGACATTACCCATCGTGGTGCAGTCCGTGCGAAGATTCTTGGTGTGACCGAAGACTTCGAGGACGATGAGCAGCCTTACGTATATCCGGCAATCACTACCGGCATCCAGCAAGTTCCTCAAGTCGGGTACTATCTCCGTATCCGTTTCATGGACGGCGATATCAGCTGCGGATACTATTACGGCATGTCCCAGACTCAGGACGTGAATCCGGCTGAGTTTACTGAGTATTATCCTGATGCCGCCGTTGCTAACCTGGGTGAGGACGGGTTCTTCTATACGCATAACCGCCAGACCCACATGACAGAGATCGTGAATCCGGGAAACGATTCCAGACTTACTTGGGACGCTTCCGGCTTCGTGACCTATGAGTCGAGTACTGCACATGCCAATGCTGGGATGGGTGCCCAATCGGGTAGCGGAGAGAATCTGCAGCATGTACTGACCGAAGGCACTATAGATATCTTTACTTGCATGCCGGTTGGGCATAACCGATCCAATAGCGGACTTGGACAAGGTAGCGAATATTTAACGATTTCGCATGTTTCTCAAGCGACTATCGACGCGTTCCACGGACAAGTGACACCGCCTGAGCTGTCGTTATCACCGGCTAATCCGCTTACGGACGCTGACTTGCCTATGATGGATATCGTCAATAGGTCTGGAGAAGTTGTTGCGACGGTACCGATGGAACGTACTGACAAGATGATCAAGCGTAACGGAAAGGAAATCAGCCATATCTTGGTATGTCATTCCGAAGGCGAATGCTTCCCGGTTATGGCGTCCAAGTTCCTTACCAGCAATAGTAACGCCCATTACTTAGTCGGTAAGGTCGAGGGTGAGCCGGAAATCCTTTCGGATACCGGCAACAAGTCGTCATTGAAGAATAGCGGATTCTACCAGTTCATCGATCTGGAAGACGATGGCGGTGTGTACAGCGGCTCTACGATCGACGGTGACAAGGCCAACGTGGATGCCGTGATCATCATGCTGATTGGCTCCGCTACGGATGACGTGACGTCGTACCAGAAGAGTGTGCTGGATAAACTTGTTGTACATATCAGGGCAAAGGCTAATAATGACGATCTTCCGGTGCTGACACCGAACGATTTCGATTTTCCGAAGCCGTCCGCTCTTATGTTGAACTTTGATGGAAGTGAGTGGTAGCTATGGCGGTTAAGGACGGATGCGCGAAAATAGACAATATTGCCGAGCAGTGTAGCGGCAATAACGATGCGGTCATTTCAGACAAGACATCGTCAAATTCGTCTACTATGTCGACTCCTAAGCCGTCGTTTATGACTGCTCTGGACGGTGCGGTCAATACGTTCTCCAGTGCAGTCGAACAGACCGCGTCGTCAATGGATGCGACTACACGGCAAATCAATGCCGTAGACTGTTCCGACATGCTGTTCGACTTCATCAAGGAAAACGTGCCTATGTTCGGTACCGCAATGTGGGGTCTGGACAAGGTCACCAATGCGATGAACGGTCTGTCTAGCGGAGCTACCCTCAGTAAGCTGATTCAGCAGCCCGATTTTGTAAAGAACATTTGTACCTTTATAGAGAACTGGGGAGGCATGATCGATGGCTGGCTGGACGTATTCATCAAGACGGCGTTCGCGTTATTCGACAAGATAGATGCGGCTCGTACACGTCTGGAAAATGCCACTCTTTCATTGACCGAGGCGGTTCGCCACTGTATTATGGACGTATTCAACGCCATTCGTGACAAGATCATGAAGACAATCAACTTGAGCATTTCCATCAACTGGGACGACTTGCTCCGTCACATGCACGACTGTCCGTGCCTATGCAAGATTATTGCCAACTTGACTGGATGTACAAAGGATGAGTACGGTCGGGACATTACGACGAATGCGCCAGCGGTCAAGTATTGCCTTGAGCAGAAGTTTTCCCTTATGACTCCGGTCGGGTTGAGCCTTGCTGTTGACAACCTACTGACTAAGTATGTCCGCAAGTACATCGACATGGTGTTCAACTATCTGGAATCTTGGATCGTGTATGTGTACAATTTGCTGATCAAGCCGTTCCGGTATCTGATGAAGAAGTATGTGGAGCTCCTTCGTGCCAAGATGAATGTCAACTTATTTATCAAGGGCCTTGGACCGTTCGAGTGCTTGTTCGTATACAGTACCGAGACCAGTCACGGAGTTGAATACTACGGAATGTCCATCATCGACATGGTGAACACGTATCGTGGATGGATCAAGTGCCTTGAGATGGCTTGTCCTGCTTTGTCAGAAAAGATCAAGAACCGTGTCAAGCAGCTGTATAAGGACTTGCGCCTAGATGACAAGTACTGGCGTCGTGCGATGGAGGCGGACATATATACATGCTGCCTCGCAGTAGACTTGGACGGCATGACTCCACGTGAGAGCGTATTGCGTCAGCTGTATAGCGAATCGCCGTGGGATGTACTGATGTCAATGTTCAAGAAAACCAAGAACAAGGATGACGATACGTCTGCCGAGGATGAGGAACGTGAACAGTACGAGATCGACCGACCGATTACGGCTGCTGATATGATGCCGTCGTTCGATAACCAGGAACCTAGTGCGATTTCCCAGTCGGTCAACTTTATTTATGCCCCAGAAACCGAGAATGTCGTTAATGTAGGAACGAGGCCGATTTCGTCTGGAGATGAGACTACCTTGATGAATATCGGTGACAGTATGGTGGCCGGTAGCAAGGATGATGCATATTATGTAGAAAAGTATTACCAGTTAATCCGGTTTACTAACAAGTATGCCACTACGAGTAACTTCGTTAACCATATGACGGCCAATCTGGATAATATCGAGGTACCTGGTACTGATTTCAGCAGCAACAATGTAGTCGCTCGCGAGGACAACAATATCGGAAGAAATCCTGACTTGCCGGATGATACCGAAGGCGAAATCGTGTATCCTACTTACTCGATTCCGGACGATTTCGACAAGGGACGGACTGAGAAGATATCGACCTACCGTTTCACCGCTCGTCTTCCGGACGAACCGCTTGACGGGTACTACGCTCGAATGTATAAAGCTGCGTTGGCCTAGGAGGCGGTATGGCAAGGCATAATTACTATACGGACTGTCACAAGGGACGGTACACGCTCATACACCCAGAGAAATATATGCCGAATCATCCAGCACCGTACTACAAGTCGGACTGGGAAAGAAAGTTCTTCTTCGTGTGCGATATGAATCCCAATATCACTTTCTGGGCGTATGAACCAAAGATTTTCGAGATTCCCTACATGTCGCCCAAGTATGGACGAGTGTCCATCTATCATCCGGATATCTACCTGGAGTGCAACCTTGAGGGTCAAGCGCATAAATCTCGATGGCTTATCGAGGTGAAACCGACTTCGTATTCAATACAGCCTAAGATGCCGCAGCCGCCTAAACCTGGTGCGGATTCTAAGGCATTTGAGAAATACCAGAAGCGCAAGGCGAACTATGACCAGAAGGTCATGGACGTAATCGTGAACCTTGCGAAGTGGGAAGCTGCGTCCGAATGGTGCAAGCGTCACGGCGTGAACTGGTTTATCGCCAACGAGAAGAATACCGGAAAGCTGTTCGATGCGTCCACGGTTATAAAAATGTAATTTAAGAGTTAACTTCGAAAGGCAAACCAATGTCAGTCTGTTGCAGTGACGGCGTGTTCATCAGCGGAGAGTACAAGCCACTCAGCCAGCGTCTGCTGGATTACGGTATGGAAGCGTACCAGGACGTAAAGAAGCGTCAGCGTGTGGTCATGTGGGTTTTCCTGTTCTACGATGAACAGAAGCTGTGTCCGACATGCAAGCAGAGTTTCAGCGACATGTTCGCTTGGTTCAACAAGTACAATCTGTTCGACGACCCGGTGCGCTGCGTACGTACAGTGATCGAGCCCGAACCTCTAAAGAACCTCATCTATACTGACTTGGGTATGAATAAGTTGCCAGCCGTGGTGTTCGCCGATGAAAAGTGCAGAATACTCGATATCCTTTTCGAGTTCCCCGGCGCTCGCTGGCTTGACGAATACATATTGCCTTTTATTCAGCATGACGGTAAGATCGCATGACGAACGAAACATACATAATTGGCTACAGTCTGGATTCAGTGATTGAGGCTGTGCGGCGCAAGATCAATGGAGAGACTGTCCACTTCCTTGCGACAGCAAAGCTGGGCGAGCCGCTGGACACTTACCGTGACATGGTCAGTGCGTCGACCGTCGAGATGCTTAGGGTCATTACACCTATCGATCTCGAATTTGAAAAGTATCACAACCCTCGTCACCTTTACATTCCGTATGACAAGGTGAAGATCAAGAACACCAAGAACGGCGTTATCGCTTTCCCCTTGAACAAGAACTCCTTCGAGGATGAGGATGAATGGAAGGCGGTGTGCGAGTCATTCGCTAAGGATGCAATTGCCACGCTCTATGCGGACAAGGGCAATACTCCTTCCAAGCTGATTACTGCGATGAAGAACAACATGCCGAAGGGTTTCGTCGATACGTTCGGCAAGGCGTTGAGTACTACTCGCTGGCGTGGCATTAACGTGTCCAAGCTGACGATGATCGGCTACGGATACGAGTATGCGTTCGATCTGCTTGCCCGTGACTACGTGGAGACTTTCTACAAGCCCAAGAAGACATTTGAGACCATTTGTACGGAAATGCTTGCTGCTGTGGACATCGACGTTACCGAAGTGTCCGGCAAGGTATGTGGCAAGATTATCATGGACAAGGAATTCACCGATACGCTTGTCGTCATGGATAATCGAATCGATTCCTACATGAACTACATCTGCGGCATGTTTGACCGTGTACGGATGGTCGTAGATCCGGTCAAGATTCCTTCAGCCATTTCATCTGCTGGTGACGGTATTTTCTATACACCGCTGGTCGACGAGTTCTGGGGAGTCAATGTCATCGGAGATCTGGCTTACAAGATGCGTGCTGTACATCTGAACACTATCTATAACAATTTCGTGTCGGAATTGCCGTTGACTCGTACCAATGCGAAGATGTACAATACATACGCCGATATGATCAAGTTCTACGGCAAAAACAAAACGCTGGATATTAACCAGCGTGTTGTTACCATGATTAAATAGTTTTTGTTGCGAAGTATCTATTTCCGTAATCGGAATAGTATTCCTTCTCGTCGAACGCTTCGTACAATCCGGGATTTTTCTTCAATGTTCCGTAATCGTCTTCAAAGAAACGCTTACGGATCATTTTGTTTCTGGAGTCAATCGCAGACACGTCGGTTCCGTCGCATGTATTGTCTCGTAGGTACCTCAGCTGCTGCTTGAACGAGCCTTGGAACGCATTCGGGTATTTGAACTGCAATGTAAATGTATATTCATTCCCTTCTTTGTAACTCATGTTGATACTAGGTGCGGATTGTAGGACTACTGAGTTAAATTCAAACATCTGCGCTAGGCTTATGTCAGTGATGAACGGTGACTGCTCAGTAGCATATTGTCCATTGCTGCTACGAGTCAATGTACTTGCTTCGGAATATAGATCGATGGCGATGTTAATCTTGTGGAAAGTACTGCGCGTTTTGAGGACGAGTGGACTGAACTGTGCATTGTATAATGCATTGAAGAACTGGTACCACATCATGTACGGGTCGTCGACGATTACTAATGATAATGACTGCGGTCCTTGGTCTCCACGCACCAATGGATATTTTATGCCTTTGGTTGTGTCAATTGACGTCCGTTCTTCAATCTTCGCCTTTGCCTCGCCTACTTTTACAGACTGTGCCGCCCAGTACATGTTGAGTACCTTGGTGCTACGGTCGTAGAACAAGTCGGCCCACTGGTTGAACGCAGTCTTCAAGTAGCAGTCTGTTGTATTCTTGAACGTCTTTACCGATCCAAGATTGTACTTGTCAGCGTAGGCATTTCTATCCATGATGCGCAGTGCTTCGGAAACGTAGTCGCCCCAGAACCCTACGTGGTACTTGTTTACAAGATGCCCACGGGCAGCTGCATAGAACTTGTCCATGTAGTACGCAAGCATTGCGTCATGGGACGAATTGATCCCAGAAGTCGTGCCTTGCTGGTAATTTGTGTTCTGGTCAGCCATGGGTTACCTCTAGTAGTAGGAGTCTGCGCCTTCTGCTATACAGATTGCGTTCATCAGTTCGTTGGGGTCCGGCATACGGATAATGCGACGGATTTCGTAGTTGATCGTCAAGTTGAACGATGCCGGTTCGATAGTGCCCGGCTTGAGCGACATCGCGCTCAGTGCGGCGAATCTGCAGCGTTCAAGACGGACGACCATGTACTCTTGTGCAACGTCGTCAGCGAAGTGCATGTCGATCCACTGGATGTAAGTGAGGCGGTTGCGGTATCTGTGGTCGATGCCGTAGATACGGTGACGCACGTCCCTGACTGGGTCAGCGTCTGTCTGGCCGCTCTGCACCACTTCCATGTATCGGTTGATTGCCCAGTAGTTTTCCCATCGGTTGTCGGCCAGCATGTTCACCGTGATGGTGTCGTCATACTGGTTGTCCTCTTGGGTGGGAATCCTGGTGACGAACTTGTAGTGGCCTTCCTTGGCCAGCGAGCAAGATAGACCCGGACATACCCAGTCCTTGATGTTCGCATTGATCGTCTCTTGGGCATCTGTTGTATACGGTTCAGTTACCGATGTACGACGCTCCTGGTAGTTGACCGGAAGCTCTGAAATGCGAAGACGGAGAAACCCCTGATGAACAGGGACTGGGTTTCTCATCAACCTTCTGGCATATTCGTCGTAGTACGGATCGGTCTTCGCCATATTAAGCACGCTTTGCGGTTTCGAGACCCTTCTGCTTCACGACACCGGTCTTGTCCGGACTCATCACGGCAGAGCCTTTCGGTTCAGTCTTTCCAACTACCTTGACTTCCGGAGCCTTGCCGTAGTGGTTGAACATCTTTTCCGGGGACGGAATCTTGTCACCGTGGTTGATCACTCGGAGCTGCGGCTGAGTCATGTCGTCGTATAGTTCAGGCTTTTCTGCGTTCTTGATGCCCTTGACACCCTTGACGCCGAGTGCGGACTTCGGTTTGACTGCACCAGTCTTGTCCGGTGTCATCTTGTTGGCGAATTGCTTGATGGCTGGAATCACGTCCTTGACTTCGACAGTTGCGCTTGCGTCGATATCGAACTTCGGTTTCTTGGCAATCTTTCCGAGTTCAGTCTTCGGCTTCACGATGCCGACGAGCTTGTCCTTGTTCGGTTCTGCTGCGTTGGACTTGACCAGTTCCTTGAACAAGCCGAGTTCTTCGGTAGTGGACTTGGTCTTGCCGGACATGTCGGTAACCTTGGTTTCCTTGAGAGCCTTCACCTTGCCGATGAGGTCATCCGGCTTCGGTACGGACTTGCCGTTGTCGACAACGACGGTGCCGAAGCTTCCAGAATCCTTGGTAGCATTGGTGCTCTTCTTAGGAAGCTTGTCGAGGAAGTCCTTCCATGCGGTAGCCGTGTCGATAGCCTTGAAGTCGGCTGGCTTCACCTTGACAGCGCCAGTCTTGTCCGGCGACACGACGTTCTTCTTTGCGGAACCGGGAGGTTCCCAGAACGGGAAGATTGTCTTTGTATCAACCGCATTGGTCTCGCTCTTGGCCTTCTTTGCGCCTTCGAGCATGATCTGTGCGAGTTCCTTCTCGTTTGGTAAATCGAATAGTTCAAACATGAGGTACCTATATTAATGAACTTTAGACATAGTTTATCTGTTTGTGCAAACACGAAACGGATAAACTGATAGCATCACGAGGTTTTCATGAAAGCGAAGAAACTTGCGGGAATCCGTCTTATCAACTATGTCAATGCCGGTATTACGTGGGATGCGCACAAGGACATCATCCTGGACTTCTGGATTATGAACAAGTGCCGTGACGACGGTTTCAATCCGCATGACTTCGACAAGTATTCTCGTGTAATCGACCTTCCTACCGTAGCGCAGAAGAAATATGCAGAATGGTTCGGCAAGTTCGATTTCCAGTGCGAGGACGAGGACTGGATCAACTTCGTGAACGGTACTCTAAACCTTTTCTACCATACGAAAGACCCTATCGAGGAACCAGAGGATGTCTGGTACATCGAATTGATGCAGTCCGAAATGGAAGCACGCACTATTTGCGAAACTCAGGTGTATCACGGTCTGCCAAACATTAATACGTTCTGGAAGGTCGATACCAACTCGAAGCCGGAAGAAGTGGGTGGTCGTCGTAACGGCTACATCTATACGGTAAAGCTCGCAGAGCTGCAGCCGCACGACACGAAAGATTACTACTGGGGAGTAGTGTTCCAGTGTGCCGAAACTGTCAGCTTGGCATATTCCGACCACGGAGAGACGAAACGCAAGTGCATCAACTGGGCTGCGAATGCAGAACACATGACGCTCGTGCAAGTCAATGCGGACGGTCGTCTAAAGATCGTCCCAGTACACGTGGAAGGCAAGTCATGGAAGGCTGACCGATGGGTTCCGGAAGGACAAGTGAACCAGTCTCCGATGAGCCCCGCTGGACTGAACGCCTACATCAAGGGACATTTTGACAGTCTGTACGGTATATGGGATAGGATCGACCAAAACGTCAAGACGGCTCGTGAAAACACGACTGCACGTATTAACGCACTGAACGTGATGAACGATGAAGAAGTCAAGGTATCAAAGGTCATCGGAAACATCAGTAAGTTCATCAAGGAAGGTAACGTCTCGCCGAAACGACTCGAATACAACAAGGAAGTCCGTAAGGCTCTCATGAAGCGAATCCACAACCGTGAGAAGGAGGCCGAGGACGAAGTACGTGCAATCGTTAAGGCCGAGAAGCGAAAGGAAAAGGCCAAGCACGCAAAGTACCACGTTCAGATATGAGAAAGGCGACCGTTAGGTCGCTTTCTTGTTAAAGGTCGTCCAGGTCGTCGTCCTCGCCGAATATCTCGTCGGGAGAAGGTGGCGGGTTGTCTGTGACGTTCTTCTGGGTCTCGGCGAAGTCCGGTATCGCGTTGGTGATGTCGTCGTCCCCCATTTCGTCGCCGAGCTCGTCACCCATTCCGTCACCCATTGCATCCGGGCCGCCGTTATCCGACAAGTTGGGAAGATTTTCCTCGGTAGGCAAGTCTGGCAAGTCGACGTTCTTTGCCATGTCGTTGTTGATCGAGTTGACGATCTGATCCATTTCGTTCGGAAGCGGTTCGTCACCCATGCCAGCCTGTGCGGCCAGTCCGACGATCTGTGTACCGTCGTTGGTCTTGTTGACGTTTTCGCCGACCTTGTTCTGCAGCATCTCCACAGCGTCGTGTGAATTTACCGATACCGGCCCGGTGGCTTCGAACAGCGAATTGAACAGTGCTTCAACGGCTCCGTTGAATGCAGATGAGTGTGATTCTAGTAGTTGTTTTACCAAGTCGGTCATGCAAATATCCTCGTACTTGCAAGTTTATCATCAAATTGCTATATTATGTTGAAAATTGAGGATATTACTATGTCAAAACTGTCATTCTCGCTTAACGGCATCATCACGAAGCACTCAACCGAAGTGCGCAAGGGCTTAATATTCAAGCGTATGAACATCAAGTGCAGCGACACTGATGAAATCAACGACATCTTTGAAGCTCTTGCCAGCTGGGGCAAGGCTACCGACCCCATCTCCAATATCCAGGTTCTCCGCAACGTCGCCGACGACCCGAATACCAAGCGTTTCCATGCGCTCGACGAGTACGGCATCTGCATGAACCTCAAGATCTACGACGACGTGGTTCCGGTTCACTTCAAGTCCATCGGTGCAAACATCAAGACGAAGAAGCTGAAGGATTCGATCACCGGCGAAAAGTATCTTGAGAAGTATCTGGAAGCCAACCTCGTGTTCGAGAAGCAACCACTCGATGGCGACAAGCGTTTCGACGACTTGTACCTCAAGCATACCGAACCGGATGAAGATGGAAAGGAAGTGATTACTCCGCTAGCAATCTCGTTCGACCAGATTGAGTACTTCAATCTTTATGGTGACCAAGTAAAAGAAGAACAAGAAAATGCCGCCGACAATGATGACGACGGCGAAGTGGTTCCGCAAGTCTTTCAGAATCGCTAATGATTAATTGCACGAATCCGTTATATTGGAATGAATTTCCCACGTATGTGGGGATTGCAACTAGATAAATCTCTGAATAGACGGATCCATGCAAATGATGGCGGCGGAAAGCTTTTTCGTCGCCTTTTTGCGGATTCTGATACGCTTCTTGGGCGTGGACGGCTTCGGAGCTTCCGTGACTGGGGTTTCTTTGGGCTGAACTACCTCAGCAGCCTTCACTTCCGGTTCAACTGACGGAAGTTCGGTGTTTAATAGCTCTTCGAGCTCGTTCTGTGTTTGTTTCTTTTTTGCCATAGCTAATGTAGTTTATAGAAATAAGAAAAGAGGATTAAAATTTATGATTACTATTGATGGAAAATACTGTTCCGCCGACGTGTATGTGGCTGGTTTTGAGAACTTGGACAGTGCGTCCTATGGGCAGATTGTTCAGTTGTTGTCGGTTCCGTGCATGGAAGGTAGCAAGATCGCTATCATGCCCGACTGTCACATGGGAGTCGGATGTGTCGTGGGATATACCCAAACATTTACCGATACTATTGTGCCGAATCTAGTTGGCGTTGACGCGTACTGCGGAATGTTGGTGTGCAAGATTTCTCCGGAATACCAGTTCAATTATGAACGTTTGGATAAGGTTATTCGCATGAATATTCCTTGCGGAATGGCACATAGAAAGACTTTGCACAAGTTCGCCAAGAATGTAGACTTGTCTGGACTGATTGCTGATACCGACCGTAATAAGCTGCTGTACAGTGTTGGAAGCTTGGGAAATGGTAACCACTTCCACGAGGTAGATGTCGACGAAGAAGGTAATCATTACATCGTAATCCACTCTGGTTCACGCTACTTGGGACAAGTCGTATGCAAGTTCCACCAGCAGCGTGCAATCGATCGCTACTTGCGTAATCGCAAGGAGACGGGCGACGAGACGCAGTATCCGTCTAATCTCGCATGGCTGGAAGGCACTGACGTAGACGATTACCTTAACGACATGAAGATATGTTCCGAGTTCTCCTACTGGAATCGCAAGGCGATGCTCCAGGAAATCTTGGACGGAATGGACATCAAGCGCCGTTACATCATGGAAGAGTTCACGACGTTGCACAACTACGTCGACGTGGATAACAAGATCATCCGCAAGGGTTCGATCTCGTTGCAGAACGGCGAACGCGCTATTATTCCGATGAACATGCGCGACGGCTCCTTGATAGTTACTGGCAAGGGCAATGCTGCGGCTAACTTCTCCGGGCCGCACGGTGCTGGACGAGTGTTGAGCCGTGGCGATGCGAAGGCGAAGCTGTCCATGGAAGACTTCAAGGCAGCCATGGAAGGCATTTACTCGACGTCGGTACGTACTAGCACGATTGACGAAAGCCCGATGGCGTACAAGCCGGTGCAAGCTATCTTGGACAACATCGGCGACCTCTGCACGGTAGAGACTGTCATCAAGCCGGAATACAACTTCAAGGCGTCCTAGTTCCGTTTTGCGCTAATGTGATATAATTTTAATCACGTTAGCGCTAACTTAAAAGGAGTCAAAAATGACATTAGCTATCATTGCGGTCGTTGTGACCATCATCGTGTTCGTCATCTGGATCGCTTGCTTGCGCAAGGCCAAGAAGGAAGAAGCGGACATTTCATCCGTGTGGGCTGAAACCGAAAAGTCCGAAGAAACCGTGGAAGTCCCGGAAGTGACCGAATCCGAAAAGGAAACCACGATTGTCGAAGACGAACCGAAGGTTGTTGAACCGCCTTCTCTCGTGGTGACTGATACCAATACTGTCGCTGTCGAACCCATCGAGAATCCGTGGGCAAACTGCAAGACGGTCGAATGCGAATCCAAGCCGATTGCCGAACTCGAAGCTGCCCAGGAAACTAAGGAAGGTCCAAAGGCCAAGGATAAGAAGGGACGCAAGCCTCGCAAGAGCCAGCTCGAACGTACCGAGGAAGCCATTGCAAAGCTAGAAGGCCAGATTGGTCGTCGTTCTACCTTGCTCAAACAGCTCAAGAAGCCGGTGACCAAGGACGAACGCCTCAATAAGTGGAAGGCTTCCCTCAAGGAACTCAAGGTCGCCAAGAAGGAACTCGTGAAGGCATCCAAGCCCACGAAGGCCAAGAAGACCAAGTAGTCCTTGATACAAAACGAAAATACGCCGTACCAGAGTCTGGTGCGGCTTTTTCCATATATAGACAGAAATTACTTGTAGCGGTAGACTATTCTGCCCTTGTTCAGATCGTATGGGGAAATTTCGACGATAACTCTGTCGTCTGTAAGTACACGGATGAAGTTGCGCTTTTCCATCTTTCCACACAGTCTCGCAACGACCTCGTGTCCGTTGTCCAGCACCACGGTGAAGAATCCGTTCCCACGTTCCTCTGTTACGGTGCCCTCGACGCTAATGCATTGTTCCTTTGCCATTCAGTTCCTTCAAAAGTTGTTTGATGTGGTCTTCGATAAAGACATATTCATAATTCACACTCACTACGTTATCTTGTTTCACTGCCAGCACCATCATGCTAGACCTGTTGCGATAGATACTGAATTCACGACGGTCGACGCTTGCGTCTATGGTCACGGTGAAGTCTGCATAGACCCTTCGGTTCTTTCCGTTTACCTTCTTGACGTGGGTCAGCTTGTCTACCGCCTCTACGGCTAGTTTCCTGAAGTTTTCCTGGTCGATATTCAGTACCAGTCTATCGTGTATGTCTCTTGGTGATGCCATCGTTTCGCAGTTTATAAGACCGCGCCGAGAAAACTGCCACCCAGCGCCGCTAGGCGCTGGGGAACCCTTTAGGGTGGCAGATGATAGGCGCGGAACTTGACAAACAAAATTAATTTAACTATCTATAAACTATATAAAAAGAAATTTTGAACCATGTTTCAGCGTGCCTACAACGTT